TTGTCGGTCTGATAGACGGCGCTGTCGGTCGCCTTGCCGATGTACCGGCTCAGCGTGCCCTTGGAGAGCTCGTTGATCTCGGTCTCTTCCTTGTAGGTGTACTTACTGATGAACGGGTTGCGTCCGCCCCTGCTCTTTGGATATGCCCATCCGGCGAGTCGATCGACGGCCTTGGCCACCCCGGCCGTGCGGTTTCGAATCTTCCTCTGGTTGGCCCAGGCGGCGGAGAGGTGCTTCGCGTCCTTGGGGTCGCGGTAGTCGTAGATCCCCGCGCCGACGCCGTTCTCGAAGTTCTTTCGATTAGCATCTACGTGCGCCCGTTTGACGTACCGACTAAGGGTGCCCTTGGAGAGCTCCGCGATGTACTGCTTGAAGGTCTTCACGGCTACACCTCTATCTTGTGGTTGTTGGCGGCGGCCCTGAGCTTCTTCGACAGCTCGAGGATGAGGGTGCCGCCCGTCGAGGCGGTCGTGTTGGCGACGATGGTGCCGCCCCGGAACTCGGTCTCGGCGACCTCCATCGGCCACCAGCCGGAGCCGAACAGCTCCATGACCGTGTTGGAGCCGCGCTTGATGATCCAGCCCTGGGACGCCCCGTTCGCGGACCACTTGACCTCCTTGATGTCGACGGCCTCGATCGTCTCCGCGTGCCTGTAGTCCGTGATCGCGGCGTTGGTGCCCGTGGTCGAGCCGACGACGTTCATGAAGGTCGCGTTCACGACCTGGTTGATCTGGACGACGACGTTGGAGGTGGAGTTGCCGACGTAGAACATGAAGTCGCCGTTGGCGAACTTGGTCGTGAAGCTCGTGCCCGTGCCGATGACGTTGGCCTGGGTGTCGACGACGGCGATCGTGCCCCCCAGGTCCGCCTCTCCGAGGGGCAGGGACAGGTCGGTGAAGGCCAGCGTCACGTTCGAGCTGAGTCGAACCGTGGCGTTCCCGTTCCTCTTGTTGCTGTAGACTGGCATTCTGGGCTTCCCCTATCTTTACCCGTACTTATGCGCGGTCAGGACTTGATGCGCTGGACCTGGCGGAGCCAGATGTCGTTCTTCTCCCGGTCCTTCTTGCGGAGGCCGGCGATCTTCTGGTTGACGGCCTGGATCTTCTTCCGGCGCTCCTCCCACGAGAGGGCGGTGTTCTTGGTGATGTACTCGACCTGGGCCTTCCGCATCCGGATCGCGTCGAGGAGCTTGTGGCGGACCTTCCACATGTTCTTGTGGCTCTGGTTCGCGGACCTGACGACGTAGGCGTTGGCCTCGTCGAGGCACCTCTCGGCCGCCCTCTTGGCGTCGGCGTAGTTCTTGTGGCCGTCGCTGTGGCCGTGGACCCGCCAGCTCTTGGGCTCGACCTGGCTGAACTTGACGGACTTGTCGCCCCTCCACAGGACGTACCCGTTCTTCCCGTCTTTCCTGACCGTCTCCTTGACGACCTTCGGGCGGTAGCCCTTGATGATGGTCTCGGCGTCGTAGGCGACCCTGCGGGCGATGGGGGCGAAGCTCGGGTTCGACATCTTGTCGGCGGCCCACTGCTTCATGTGCTGGGCCCGCTGGAGGCGCATCTGGTCGGTCTCGTTGTCGTTGTCGACCGCGTCCTTCTTCTGGCTCCTCACGGCGGACCACCAGTTCTTGTCCCTGTTCTTCTTCGTCCTGAGGAAGTTGCCGGCCTTGGTGTCGATGTGGCCCGGGTACTTGATCTCGACGGACTCGTGTCGGGGGGCCCACCTCGCCTTGCCGGGCGCGGGCCTGTCGTCGTACTTCTTCTTGCTCTTGGCGTAGCCGTGCTGCGGGTGGTACCAGCGCCCGTCGGACTGCTGCTTCCACTTGGCGAAGTCCCGCCTGTAGCCCGCTTCCCTCTTTGCGCGGGCGGCGGCGTACTCCTTCTCCCTCGCGGGGTCGGAGCGCTCCCTGTTCAGGTCGTGGCTGTGGGGGACGATGCCCGTGATGGAGATGCGGTGGCCGTGCCGCTTGGCGATGGCGTCGGCGGCGGACTTCCTGTCGGGCGCGTGGATCTCGCCCTCGCCGCCCTTGTCGCGGTCGTTGTGGTCCCTAAACCGGTACTTCCACTTCTCCTCGGTGAGGTCGAAGTACCAGACGCCCTCTTTGATGCGCTCCATGTTCTTCTTGACCCTCTGGTACCGCTTGTCGATGAACTTCTTTCGGATCTCGTTCCCAGAGAGCTGCGCCCTCGCCATGTCGCCCTTGTGGACGGCGGCCTGAAGGGAGAGCTGCTTTAGCTTGACCGCCCTCGCCTGCTGGAAGGGATCGAGCTGCTTCTTTGGGATGATCCCCACACCCGGGACTACTTCTTCTTGATGACCAGCTTGACTTCGCGCTCGGAGCCGCCGTCGGAGTCGTCGTCGTCCCCGTCGCCGTCGTCGTCGGTCTTGCCGTCGCCGTCGCCGTCCGAGGTCGGCCTCGGATCGGAGCCGCCGTTGTCGTCACCCTCGTCGGAGTCGTCGGAGCCCTCGTCGCTGCCCTTGTCGAACGGGTTCTTTTTCTTCTTCTTGGGCTTCTCCTCGCCGTCACCGTCGCCGAAGTCGCCCTCCTCGATGAACTCCTCGATCAGCTCCTCGTCGGTGACGCCGAGGTCCTGCTCGCCGATGAGAGCCAGCGTCCTGAGCCTGAGCTCCTCGTCGATCGCCTCAGCGACGTCGGTTGCCTTGCCCGCGAGCGCGGCCTCGATGATCCTTCTTCCGATGCTCATGTTGGTTTCTTCCTTCTTTTCCTGGCGGGCCTTGTCGCGCAGCTTCTTCTTCGCCAGATCGATGTAGGGCTTTCTGCTCCTCCAACCCTTACGGGACGAGAGCTCCCTGTGGTCGAAGTGGGTGTCGTCCACGCTGGCGGCGCTGACGTAGTCTCGAAGCGCCCCTCTAGAGATCTCGTCGATCTGCTTCTTGGCCACTTCCGTTTCCTCTTTCGCAAGCTTCCTCGTGGCCCTGAATATGCCCTGGAAGCGGTTCTTTTCCTTCCGCTGACGGTCGGCCTGCCTCTTGGGGTCGGCCTTGTCGTGCGGGTGGTTGCTGTAGTTGCCCTTGCCCGCGTCGTAGCCGCGGTTCCACGCCTTGTCGGCCTTGTCCGTGGCGGCAGCCCGGACGTAGCTCGCCATCTTCTGACGGGAGAGCTCCGTGAGCTGCCTCTTCACGCTAGGTCCTCGCCTTCGGGCTCGTCGTGCTGACCTGATAGATCTTGCCGGCGATGATGAAGTCCTCGCCGCTGATCTTGGTCATCGGGCCGGTCTTGAACCGGACGTTGAACCAGCCCGCCTCGGGGGCGTGGGAGACGATCTGGGCAGGCTTGCCGCCCTTCGTCAGGTAGGTGTTGCCGTCCTTCAGGTGCATGAACGCGGCGACGTTGGCCTCGTCGAGCTCCTTGGACTCGCCGACCTGCTTCCTGCGAGCGGGCTCGCCGAGGACGGTGACCGCCCGGGGGTTCCACTTGTCGGAGAACTTGGTGGCGGCGCCCGCCTTCTTCGTGGCCGCGACCATTCGGTCCCAGTTCGTGGCGTGGGACGGGTCGTTGACGCCGCCCCTGCCCATCTCGGTGGCCTTCTGGCTGCCCGTCGGGGTGGCCTCGCCGGCCTTCCTGGTCGTGTTCCAGATCTCGTCCTGGGTGAACCAGCCCGCGATCTCCTCGCGGAGTGCCTCGTCGACGGCCTCGTTGAGGCCCTTCTCGTCTGCCTCAAGGCAGCCCTGGATGATCTTTCTGATGGCGTCGCGCATGCGAGTCCCCCTAGACTTTCTTTTGTTTCGTATTTATTGGCACCACGGTTTCACCCGAGATGAGGGTATTGGCGCCCGGCTTCTGGCCCCAGGGAGGGGCGGGCTGGGGCTGTCCCGGCATCGGGTTCGGGGTGCCGTCGGGCGGGATCATGCCGCCCATGCCCGGGTCGTTCCCGTTCGCGGTCGGGTCGAAGGCGAGGATCGGCTCCTGGAACCGGGGGTCGTCCTTCTCCCCGTCCATCTGCTCGTCCATCTCCTCGATCTCGTCGTCCGTCTGGCGGAGGATCCTCTTTCTGACGAACTCGTGGCTGTAGTACTTGCCGACGAAGTCTTGGATGTCCTTGGCGATCTCGAGCCTGCGGGAGAGGATCTCGTTCTCCTTCATCTCCGCGAAGTGGTTGTCGATCGCGAACTCGAACCACGCGCCCCGGTAGAACTCGGGGATGTCCTCCTTGGCGATGATGTTCTTGAGGAGAAGCTGCTTGCACAGGCTCTCGAACAGCAGGACGGAGAACCTCCTCCTCAGCCTGTCGACGAACTTGGCGAACTTGACCTCGTCCCTCGAGATCTCGGTGACCCTCGACATCGTGAACCCGCTCGTCTCCGGCTCGAGGCGGGAGATGGGCACGTTCAGCGCCATGTAGAGGTTCTTCTTGATGAGGTTGATGTCCTCGAGCTGGCTCAGGAAGGTGCCCTGCGAGTTGAGGGTCGTGATCTCCGTGCCCTTCGAGCCCTCGCGGCGGGAGAGCCAGAAGTCCTCGAGCATGGTCATGAACTTGCGGTCGTCCCGGATCTCGCCGGTGGAGGCGTCGTAGACGAGCTTGTTCTTGTGCTTGACCATCATGTCGCGCAGGTGCTGCTCGGCCTTCTGCTTGGGCAGGTTGCCGACGTCGATGTAGAACACCCGGCGCTCCGGCGCCCTCGTGAACCTGTAGATGACGAGGCTGTTCTCCAGCGCCTTGAGCTGGTTGAGGGGCACGATGGCCTTGTGCAGGTAGCCCAGCGTCAGGTTGCCCGACGTGTCCGTCAGGCCCGACGTGACGTGGACGACCGTGTCCTTGGCGATCCTCAGGCCGGTGATGTTGGAGTCGACGCCCATCGTGTTCCGGCTGTTGGGCACGGTGAAGCCGACGTCCGAGTACAGGTAGTACTCGTTCTTGAGCTTGGTCAGGACGACGCCATTCTTGTCCTTCTCCCGCTTGACCTCCTTGATCTTCCGGATCTTGCGGGGGTCGACGTAGCGAAGTTCTTTGATGCCCTCCTGCGGGGCCTTCTCGTCGATGATGACGTGGTAGTAGAGCCGCCCGTCGACGTACCAGCGGCGGAAGATGTCGTAGGCGTGGCTGTTGAAGTCGAGGAGCTCGACGATCCGGTCGAACTCGGCGTAGATCTTGTCCTGGATGGGCTTCTTCGAGAACGGGCTGTCCTTCTCGAAGCTCTCGAGGTTGATCTGGACGACGTCCTCGGCGTCGGTGGAGATGGCCTCGTTGACGATGTCGTCGATGGCGTAGTCCACCACCGGGTACATCGACATCTCGCGGTACTTGTTGACGAGCTCCGCCTCGGAGCGGGCCGAGCCCTCGAGGTCCAGGTAGCTGCCGTAGAAGGCGCCCTCGCCGACGATGACGGAGCCGTCGTCGTTGGGAGGCGGCACGAAGGACGGTCGCTTCTCCTCGCGCTCCTCCTCCTTCCTGTCCTTGCGGACTATCGTCCAGCCGAACAGATCGAGCAGGGCGTTGCGCGGATTCGTTGGATCGTCGGCCATCAGTCCCTCATGGTGTTACGGGACTACTTAGCTGTTCGACGCGCCGGAGCCCTCGCCGCCGAGAACGTTGTCGTCGTTCTCCATCCAATCGAATGCGAACGTAACGGGGAACTCGACGATGGCGTCGGTGGCGTCCCAGCTCAGGTCGATGGGTGCGACCACGGTCGGCCAGGCGCCGATCAGCTTGTAGGTCCTCAGTAGGTTGCCCGCCTGGCCGTACTTGTAGACGTAGGCGTCGGTCTTGTAGGTCGCGGGGTTGGCGGAGAACGGGTTGAACACGGTGTTCTTCCTGACCGTGTTGATCCTGTGGCTCCAGCGCTCCATCGCCTTGCGGACGAGGTAGTCCTCGTCGTTGATGATGTTGATCGTCCACTCGGGCCAGGTCCGGTCGCCGTGGACCTTCACCTTGACGCCGAAGTACGGGACCTGGACGACGCCGAGGGTCATGCCCGGGATCTGCGCGGCCTTCGCCATGAACGTCAGCTCCTGGCTGGCGGCCCCGTCGCCCGTGCCGGCGCCCGGGATCGTCATGCGGACCTCGAAGTGGCTCGGCCTGTCGCCGCCGAACTGGAGGGCCGCCTTCATCTGCTCGATGTCGAATGCCATGTTGGTAGTTTCCCCTTTAGGAGTTATTTATTGCGGTTGCGCTCGAGGAACTCCCGGAGGGTCTGCTTGCCCTCGGGCTCGTAGCCGGCCCTGAGACCCATCCTCCTCTGGGCGTCCTTCTTCCGCTGCGAGCGGAGGTTCTGGATCTCCCTGTGGATGGGATGGTCCCGGTCGATCTTCTTGCCCACCGAGTCGTAGCCGCGACCGACCTGCGCCTTGAGCTTATTGATCGTGGCGTTGTACTTGGACTCGTCGAGCTCGACGGACTCATTATAGCCCTTGACCTTGAGCGGTTTTGCACCCATCTTTCGCATCTTGCGATCGTGGGCCCTTTGAATCTGCATGGCAGCTGAGACTCGTCGATCGAAGATGTCCCTGTCATGAGGCTGCCAGACCTTCTTTCCCTTGGCAACGGCATCCTCATAGGACTCGTCCACCTCGACGGACTCATGGGCGTGCGAGTAGGCCTTCTTGTACGCCCTGTCGACCCTCGCGAGCCTGGCGTTCCTCTTTTTGGTCATGGAGTCGAACGCCTCGGCGTCGTCCTTGGCGTCCCAGAACGCCGCCTTGAACTCCCTCCAGCGCTTCACGGCCTTCGGTCCCGAGGAGTCCTTCCAGGTCTTGCTCTCGTCCAACTCGACCTCCTCGTGCCTGTTGTAGTAGCCCGTGTTCTTGATGAAGCCCTGGCCGCCCCGCATGACCTTCCGGACCCAGTCGTCGAGGTCGTCCCTCTGCTTGTGGGTCTCGGGTCGCTCGGCGGGCTGCTTTGACACAGCCGCCTGGACCCTGCGCCTCGCTACGTTCGATCTCGGCTTATAGAGCCTCATCGGGGGAGTCCTCCCTTGTTAGAACTTACCGATGACTTCCTCGAACTCAACCCCGGTGCGTACCGCGATGAAGTTGAGCGTGATGAAGTTGATCGAGCGGGCCGGCTTGATGTAGATGTCGCCGACGAACCGGTTGCTGTCGATGACCTCAGGCGTGTTGTTCGTCTCGTTGCAGACGACCCTGAAGTCGAAGATGCCCCGGCGGCCCTGGACGTCCCTCAGGAAGGGCTCGACCATGTTCCTGAACTGGGCCCGCGTGAACTCGTCGTTGAACTCGAAGAGGCTGAACTTTGCCGCGGTGGCAATTGCCTTCTCGAGAACGATGAACAGCCTCCGCACGTTGATGCGGTCGAAGGCCGACGGCTTGGCGAGGAGGGTCTTGTCGCCGTACAGGATCGTGCCCAGGCCCGGGAACGTGGTCACCGGGTTGACGCCCGACTTGTACAGCTGGTCCCTCTGTCCCTGGTTCGGGTTGTAGGCCAGCTTGATGATGTTCTTGATCACGCCTCGGTTGAAGCCGCCGGGAGACCACCACGGGTCCCTGTCGGTGTCCGTGCGCACGATCAGGCCGGCGATGTCGCCGTTGAGCGGCACCCACCTGTACGCGTCGTTGTACCGATCGTACATGTACTTGTAGCCGGAGTCCAGCATCGCGTAGGAGCTCGTCGTCAGGGCGTTCCTGAAGTCGATGATGTCCTCGTGCGTGCCGAACGGGTTGTTGACGACGTCGTTGATGTCCGGGGACAC